CTGAATCAAATCATGGACTGAGAAAAGACTTTGAAGATAAAGTTCTACTGTTTCCAATGTTTGACACTGTAAGTTTAGGTATAGCGAACGCAGAGGATGGCCTAAAAGGCAGAACATACGACACCTTAGAGCAGTGTGTTATGGAAATAGAAGACTTGAAGGACGAGCTGACGATGATCCAGATAACCCAAACCGCTACCGGTCGTGACAAGTGGGACACCCCAGAAACAGTTATAGGGACAGGTAAAAAGGGTAAGCTCAGGAAGGACCGTTACTCATCCTTGCTTATGGCAAACATGGCAGCTAGGACTCTCGCTAGAATTCCACCTGTAGCAGAATATAATTTCTATGGTGGATTTGCTACTATAGATAAAGCCGATCTTAAAGGGGCAGATTTCTCTGGGCCAAACTGGTTCACAGAGAACATGGAAAATATGTATTGATTGTGTATAATACAATAGCAGTTCAATTACAGTTCAACTACTTGAAGATTGGTTCAAAACATGTCAAAAGAAGATTCTTTTATAACTTGGGATGACTCAGACGAGGGAAGCAAAGCAAGAGCCTTTGAGAACTTTTCAGAGTCCTTAGATTCATACGACGGTATAGCCAAAGGCTACCATAGAGACTTTCTAGACATTGAACCAAATAGATCCGTAAGGCCACAATTTGGTGCGAACGATTATTACGCCTTCAGACCCAACGAAGCCACCCCCAGAAAGCAGAAGCGTGCCATAAAAATGTGTATGGACGCCTATGAAAAGGTTGGTATTGTAAGAAATGTAATAGACCTAATGGGTGACTTTGGTTGTCAGGGTGTTAGCATTGTACACGAGAGCAAAAGCGTAGAAAAGTTTTACAAACAATGGTTCAAAAAGGTTGACGGAAAAGAACGCTCCGAAAGATTCCTTAACAATTTATACAAGACTGGTCAGGTTTTTGTATATAAAAGCCACGCTAATATTACGCCCGAGATAAAAAAATACATGCGTTCTATGGCTAATGACATTAGGCTGGAGATTCCAATAACTGAGAAAAATGTTGTACCTTGGAGGTACAATTTTTTCAACCCACTTAATATCGAAATGAAAGATGGCAGTATTAACTTATTCCTAGGCAGGAAAAATTTCCAACTTTCATCCAATACGTTCTTCGATAACTTTAAAGATGGGTCTATTCCAGCTAGGATAATGGAGACGCTCCCATCTAACGTAAAGAAGGCGGTAAAGTCCGGACAAAAAAAGATAGAGCTTGACCCAGAGAGACTGGACGTTTTCTACTACAAAAAAGACGACTGGCAGCAGTGGGCGTATCCTTTGACTTATGCCATACTAGATGACATTATAATGCTAGAGAAGATGAAGCTTGCCGACCTTTCCGCGTTAGACGGAGCCATCTCAAACATCAGATTGTGGACCGTTGGTAGTCTTGATCACAAAATCTTGCCAAACAAGGCTGTTATAAACAAGCTGAGAAATATTTTAGCCAGCAATGTTGGTGGCGGAACTATGGAGCTAGTATGGGGTCCAGAGCTTTCTTACACTGAATCTAACAGTCAGGTTTATAAGTTTCTTGGCTCTGAGAAGTACCAATCTGTTTTAAACAGCATTTATGCTGGACTTGGTGTTCCACCAACCTTAACTGGTATAGCAGGACAAAGCGGAGGATTTACCAACAACTTCATATCGCTAAAGACGTTGGTAGAGAGGCTTCAGTATGGAAGAGATCAGCTTACTAAGTTCTGGGAGAAAGAGCTTGAATCCGTCAGAAAGTCTATGGGTTTCAGGAAACCTGCACACGTAGTCTATGATCAAATGAGCTTGTCCGACGAGGCTTCAGAGAAGAATCTGTTGATCCAGCTTGCTGACAGAGACATCATCTCTCACGAGACTGTTCTTGAAAGATTCAAGGAAATCCCAGCGGTTGAAAAGGTTAGACTTAAAAGGGAAGACAAAGACAGGGGTGCAGAAAAAATTCCACCAAAGGCAAGCCCTTTTCACAATGCAAATCACGATAAAGACTTAGAAAAGATTGAAAAACAGGGCGATATTAACTCAAAAAAAGAAGAGAAGAAACAGCAGCCAAAAGACAATGGCAGACCACCTTTCCAGACCGATGAAGGCCCAAGGAAGAAGAGGGTTGATACGCCAAAATCCACTCCGGGAGTCGCTGAGCTTTTTGTGTGGGCGTCTTCAGCTCTTGAGGAAACGAACTTGCTTTCTCAAGGTTACTTATCTGCTAAAGAAAAAACAAACATGAGACAATTAACCAAGGCCGAAGCCAACGAGCTTGAGGATCTGAAACTGTATGCTTTTTTGAATCTTAAACCCATGTCGAACGTCACTTCTTCCTCAATACATAAAGCTCTGTCGTCTAAAGCGAGCAAATCCTACACTTTGTTCAAAAAAATAAGAGCTAATACATCGAGCTTACAAGACTACAAAAACAATGTTTTGGCTCAGTATGTTGAGTCTGAGTCTAGATAAACACCTCTTTTCTCACTTTTTTTAGTTTTTTGTGTATAATCTTCTGAGGTAAAATTATGACCATTAAAATATATCAAAAAGAGATAAATGATGGCATCAGTGACTTAGTTAAGTCCACTGCCAGTGTCGCGTATTGTGCGGAAGCAACGCTCAATAAAGCTTCAGCTCAAAATGCCAAAGATGTTATCTTAGATAAAGAAATTTTAGACAAAGTATTAGCAGAGAATAAAGATCAGATAGACTTATATTATCTAGAGTCTGTGCTAGTCTCCTGCGGTTGGAATAAAAACGACGACGTGTTTATGCCCGAAGCTACTTGGGCTGCTAGAAACACTCCGGAAGACAAGCAGTTTAATTTCATGCACAATGAAAATGATATCATTGGGCATATCACCGGAAGCTACGTGCTTAGCAAAGAAGGTAAAGCTGTCTCAAAAGATGAGACGGAGATGCCAGAGGACTTTGACATCATAACGCAAGCTGTTTTATATAACAGTTGGACCGGTGCTGAAAACCAAGAGAGAATGAAAAAAATTATTGCTGAGATCGAACAAGGCCAATGGTACGTTTCTATGGAATGTCTGTTTGCTGGCTTTGATTATGCTCTAATTGGTGAAGAAGGAAGTGCCAAAGTTCTTGCTAGAGATGAAGAGTCCGCTTTTCTGACCAAACACTTAAGAATTTATGGCGGAACAGGTGAATACCAAGGGTACAAAGTGGGTAGAGCATTAAGGAATATATCTTTTTCAGGTAAAGGTTTAGTCGCTAAACCAGCAAACCCTAGAAGTATAATTATTAAGTCTGTCGCATTTGAGGTAGATAAAAATTCTAATTTTAAAATAGGAGAATTAACCATGGCTGAAAACCTTTTAGAGAAGCAGTTAGACGAGGTTCGTACTGAACTGGCTTCCGCAAAGGCACAGAATGACGCTATTAGAGCCAAGATTGAGGAAGCTAAAGACAAAGAGTTTGCTTCTCGGGTCGAGGCTTTTGAAGGCGAAATTCAAAACAAAGATACTAGCATTGCTGAACTCGAAGAAAGCATCAAGAGCACTCAAGCTCGCGTTGCTGAACTCGAAGACGCACTCGCTAAATCGCAAGATGAGCTTTCTGTCGCCACAAAAGAAATGGAAGAACAGAAAAGAATAGCTCAATTGGAAAAGAGAAAGGCTGCTCTCGCTGAAGCGGGTCTTGATGAGGAAGAAATCGAAGATTCTCTAGCAAACTTCGACGCGTTAGCTGATGAAGCTTTCGAATCTGTAATCGCCCTCGTAACTAAAAAAATGAAGGGTAAAAAAGACGAGAAAGACGAAGATGCTGAAGCTACGATGCCTCCCGAAGTGAAGGAAGCAATCGAGAAGAAGAAGAAAGAGAAAGAAGCTAAGGCTGACGAAGAAGCCGAAGCTGAAATTACTCAGGAAGCTTTTGAAGAAGTCGAAACGTCTGAAGCCACATTGGTTGAAACCGAAGTGGAAGACGAAATGGAAACAACCAGAGCTAGTGTAGCTAACTGGTTAGAGAATCACGTACTTAACAAGTAATTTAACAGGAGAAATCAATCATGGCTCTTAAAGCAGATAGATACGAAGAATCAACAGATATCAGCTTCTTCTACAACGCTGACACAGCTACTCGCGGTGGTGTTGTTGTTTTAGACGATGGCGGGCAAGCTTCTGGTGCAGCTCTTGACCAAGGTGAAAACCTCGTCAAGTATAAGGCTGCTACCAAAGACGACGTTCCGGTCGGTATCCTTCTTAACGACGTTGTTAACAAGGACTTGACTAGAACCCACCTCAACCAGTACAAAGACGAAGTTCAGAAGGGTGGTAAAGTCACCATTATGACTCGTGGATGGGTTGTAACTAATAACCTCGAAGGTACACCAATCGCTGGCGAAAAAGCTTACGCTGTAGGCGTCGGCGTTGGGAGTGCAACCGCTGGCGCAATAACTAACGCAACCCTATTCACGGGTGCTTCTGGCGCCCTCTGTATTGGACGTTTTATGTCCCGTAAAGATGCAGATGGGTACGCTAAAGTATACGTCAACCTTCCCCATAACGCTTAATCGCCCAAACTAAAGGAGATATAATATGTCACTTACAGAAAGACCAAGCGATGAATTTATTTCGTTGCTTAAAAAATCGGGCGATAGCGATCAAAATGTCGCTTATGCCGCACAGCGTGAATTCGCTAAAGCATTAGAACTCCCTTTGAGAAAAGGCGTTCTTATTGGAAATATCCTTGGTGATATTTTTGAAACTATCAATGTCGAGCCGGGAGCCTCTACGGAGTATCCACTTGACTTGATCTCTCCGGGACTTGAAGGTGAGCACGTTGCTTACACGAACCCCGGTCATGGCCGCGTTCCAGAACGTGCGGTCGAAAGCGACTACGTCATGATTCCAACCTATAGCATCACTAGTAGCATTGACTACTTACTTCGTTATGCTAGAGAAGCTCGTTGGGATATTGTTGGTCGTGCTATGCAGGTGCTTGAAGCTGGATTCGTCAAAAAGATGAATGATGACGGATGGCACACTATTCTCGCCGCAGGTGTTGATCGCAACATCTTGGTTTACGACGGTGACGCAACCGCCGGTATGTTTAGCAAGAGATTGGTATCTTTGATGCAGACTGTTATGCGCCGTAATGCTGGCGGTAACACTGGATCTGCCAATCGTGGTCGTCTGACTGACCTTTACGTTTCTCCAGAAGCTCTGGAAGATGTTCGTAACTGGGGTCTGGACCAGATCGACGAAGTAACTCGTAGAGAGATCTACACCGCAACTGAGGGTGGTGCCCCAATCACCCGTATCTACGGTGTTAATCTTCACGACCTAGACGAACTTGGTGAAGGTCAGGAATACCAGACCTTCTTTACCAGTGGTCTTGGTGGTAGCGTTCAGGGTTCTGACCTTGAACTGGTAGTTGGTATTGATCAGGGAGCTAACGACAGCTTCATCATGCCAATGAAGCAGCAGGTAGAGGTCTTCGAAGATCCTACCCTGCATCGTCAGCAAAGAGCTGGCTACTACGGGTTCGCTGAACTTGGATTCGGGGTACTGGACAATAGACGAGTCATTCTTGGCTCATTCTAGTATCTAGCATCACTAGTCGTTACGAAAAGAGTCACTGCCATATTTTTGGTGGTGGCTCTTTTTTGTGTATAATACTATATAATCGCAACCTTATTTTAGGACTTTACTAGGAGTTTTTAACATGGCAGCTTTATCAGATTATTTAGAATCTGGCCTATTACACCACCTTTTTAGGGGTGGTTCGTTTCCAAAGCCAACAAATATAGCCATCGCTTTATGTAGCGGTGTACCTAGCGACTCAAACACCGGCGTTTCGCACTATCAAGCGGGAGGAGCTTATGATCCAGCCTACTTACCAGAATTACCCTCTGGAGACGCCAACGGAAACTTAACTGGCTACGCCAGAATAAGCCTAGGAAATCCATCTACAGATGGAGACAACACTTGGATCTACGATATCAACGACCATACCGCCGGTAGCGGGTTAATCAAAAATACGTCGTCTCTAACTTTTGATGTTGGCTCTGCGTCAGCAGCTTTAGTCGACTGGGGATGGGTTTCAGGTATAGCCATTATAGATTCTGGGGAGTACGGAACAGGAAACCTTCTTATGCACGCAGCCTTAGACAATCCAAGAGTAATTTACACAGGCGATACAGTCAAGTTTGACATATCAACCCTCCAAATAAGCTTCAAATAATATTAACAAAGGTTTGTTAAATGATTCTAAGCAAGTCAGACTACCTAGCCAAAATAACAGGTCTTTTACCAGACAACTCAACTCAGCAGATTTCTCCTGAAGACCTTCGAGAAAGCCTGACTGATCTGGTTGACTCTGTTCATTTATTCTTAGTCGATAGAGAGATAAATTCTGCAAATTTTTCCTCTCCAAGCTATAGAACTACTATAGGGGGAGACCTAGCCTTAGAAAAAATAAACTTAGTACACAGACTAAGTATTGATAATACCGCGTTTGGCTACTCCGCGTTGGGAGCGAACTATGTGAGCAGTGGCAATACCGCTGTAGGTTCCTACGCTCTTGGGTGTAATCTTCAAGGTACGCACAATGTTGCTGTAGGACTCAACGCCCTAGGTGGCAACGTAAACGGCTCAGGCAATGTTGGTGTAGGTAATTTTTCTTTACTAAGTAACAAGCACGGTGACTTCAATATAGCTATAGGTCATGGGGCGGGTCATTACGTCCAGACAGAAGATGATTTCCAGTTTCTATTGGGTGTCTATCCGGGGTTTGATCAAGATCACACCTGTGATATAGTTTCTGGCTCTGGAGCTAGACCTCTTCTTTACGGCAAGTTAGACGACCTTTTGCTTGGTGTTGCAGTACCTTCGACACATAGTGATGGTGGTAGCCTGCAAGTCTCTGGTGATATAACACCTTTTGCTAGCGGCCAACATAACCTAGGCTCCTCAAAGTACGGTTGGAACTCTATCAACCAATCTATCTACTTCTCTGGCGGAAAAATTGGTGTAGACACTCAGTCTCCGTCCGGAGATCAAGGCATAATGACCATAAAAGGTCATGTTCTCCCAGAAGAGAATGCTATATGGTCTTTAGGACATAGAGACCTTAAATGGGACGGTTGGTTTAACGATGTAGTAATTAGTGGACAACTTCACGCAAACGATGTAAACTACAATCACATTAACGAATGTCTTTACGACTGCAAAACCTTACATTTAGCTACTAGTGGATTCTGCGACCCTGACGACTCAGGTTTCCACAACGACACACTCTGCGGATTCTTAAGTGACGAAAGTATTGACGGAGGCGGCTTTGAGATCCACTCAAGCGGAGCGGACTACCAAAGAGATTACAAATTTTTATTCAGATATCCAGACCCTTCAATATCGTGCATAGACCCCATAGTGGAAGGTGGGCCAGACGAGCTATACGCCAGAGCTAGATGGCAGTCCAATATATCTATCGAATTAGATTCCGGCAGACACTTGATGACAGATCGGGTGCTAGGATCAAGAGACAAGCTCTCCCTCTTAACGCAGAGTGGATGCTTTGGCTTATCCCTAAAAACTAACTTTGCCACCACAGCAAACACCATAGATTTTGGGCCAACAGCGATATCTGAAATCGGATTCTGTAAAAAAGATTTTAACTTCACCTCTCCTTCTGGAGACTTCCGACTTCCGGACGGTAATGTAAGTGGCTACGACGTATCTGTCATGTACGGTAGCGTAGACTCAGGAGTCAAGGTCACACAGCAGTTTAGCTCCAGAATTAAAAATTGCAACACTTTACGTGGATTTAGATGGGTTTATCACGACGAAATAGACTCAAAAGCCTCCGGATGCGACGATTCTGGTTCGCCTCGCCACAACCCATTGGCATAATTAACTAAAGGTATATTTGATGAAAGATAGATTTTCACTTCATATAGACGA